ACGGATGCCGATGCGTGGTTTGTGCGCACCAACATTCCCAAGGAAAGCGGCCTCATCTACCAGGAACGGGAAGCGATGGTGTTCGATACCGACAACGATTTCGACACAAAGAACTTCAAAGCCAAAGGCTACGAAGATTACGCTTTCTCCGTGGTTGACCCTCGCGCGCTGTATGGCTCTGCGGGTGCATAATGCACAAGGCTAACGCCCGGTGCTTGAAGTGCCTAACGGCGACTCCGGGGCGGGTTTCCCGCTCCGGCTTCATTTAGGAGAATTGAAATGACAATGTCCAACTTTCCGAATGGTTTTTCTCAAGGCGTCAGTATCCGTGGTGTGCCTATCGCAATGACGCATCCCGGCAAGGTGTTTTGGGTTGGCAACTCCGCAACCTCACTGGTGGGTGAACGTGGGGCTTCCGATGGCAACGATGGGTCATTCCTGGCTCCATTCTCGACGCTGGACTACGCGGTAGGCCGGTGTGCGGCGAACCGGGGCGATATCATCATGGTGCGCCCGAACCATGCCACTACGGTGTCTTCGGCTACCGGCCTGGCGCTTGATGTGGCGGGGATTGCCATTATCGGGCTTGGGGTTGGCGCGAATCGTCCGACCATCACACTGGATACCGCCACAACGGCGACTATCGCGGTATCTGCGGCGAACGTCAGCTTGCAGAATGTGGTGGTTTCGGCCAACTTTGCCGATATTGTCAGCGCCTTCACATTGACCACAGCGAAGTATTTCACGCTGGACCATGTGGATGTTCTGGCGACCGCCACCAACATGAACTTCCTGCACGTCATCGACACCAACGCAACCACGGATGACGCCAAAGGTCTGGCTGTAACGAACTGCTACTGGCACGAACCGGATGCCGCGACACTGGCATTTGCCTTGGTGGACGGCAGCAATGCGGATTGGAACATCAGTGACAACGTGTTCGTAAACGGTAATGCGACGGCTGATACAGCAGCCCTATTCACGATTGCGACCGGCAAGAATCTGACTGGCCTTCGTGTGCTTCGGAATAGCATTGATGTGACGGGCAACGCGGCATCCACGGCTGGCACGCTGATTACTACGGACGGCACAGCAGGGACCGGCATCATCGCGTACAACAACCTGAAACACCTCGACGCGACCACGGAAATTCTCATCACAGCCACACACACTTACGGGCTGTTTGAGAACCGAGCAACCGCGGTTGCCAATGCACAAGGCTACTTGCTGCCAGCAGTTGATGCTTGAGGATAAATGACATGGCAAAGCCCCCGGCAAAACCCAAGAAACTGAACATCTTCGAGCAGCGGCAGCGTGACATCGACATGGCATCCGGCATCGAAGGTGTGACGTACAACAAGAAGGCCAAGAAGAAGCCGGCCAAAAAGCCTGCTCCCAAAGGCAAGATTTACTGACCCCGGAGACGTGACATGGCCGACACTGTAGACTCGGTGGTTATGTTCAGTGGGCGGCGAAGATATGCCGCTCGATTCACCAACGTGTCCGATGGAACCGGCGAGAGTGCGGTCGTAAAGATCGACAAATCGACTCTTGTCGGGCCTGATGGGACAGAACCAAGCCGGCTTGTTATCGAGGAGCTAGTCTGGAACATCCAGGGGTTTACCTCGGTTAGGCTGTTTTGGGATCATACCACTGACGATGAGATTGACGTTTTGTCGGGTGGCGGATCGAGAAACTACACGGAAGTTGGCGGTCTTGTTGATCCGGCATCGGCCGGTGGTACTGGGGATATCGTGCTTACCACGGCCGGCGCTGTTTCTGGCGCTACATATGATATCTCAATCGTTGTGCGCTTGAAGGACTGAACCATGGGACTTCTTACGAACAATTCTTCAGGCGGTGGGCCATTTTATCCTTCTGAGATTTCGTCTACCAACCTAAAGATCGCATCGGTTACATTTGCTGCGCTGCCGTCTGCCGCAACGTCTACCGGGAAGATATATCTCGTATCTGATGCGGGGCCGGCACCAGGGATGTATATGGTCTCTAACGGCACTATCTGGCGCCCATTGGGTGGCCGGCAGGTGCTTGCGTCGCGGGGGAACAATCCGGTGACGGTGCAGAGTTTGGCCGGCGCGGTGGCGGAGACTATCGGGCCGTTTCCGGGTGGGCTGGTGCGGGCTGGGATGCGGCTGGAGGCCGACGTGCAGGTAAAACACGCCGCTATAGCGTCCGGGGCGGCGTCCACCTATAGGCTGTTTATCGGAAACACATTGCCGATCCCCGTCGCTGCAAATACTACGGTTGTAGCCTACAACACGACAGTCGGAATAAATACACCAGAGGGGCGCTCGGCGGGACTTGTGAATGTTCGCTCCGATACTAATTCGCCGAATCACAGGAGCGGAGTCACCGGAATAGAATCATTTACCAGCCCGGGCGGCGCGCAGGATCTGATTGTTGATTTTTCTCTGCCGTGGTACTGCCAGGTTCAAATGATATCCGCCGCCGAAACCGCCGTAGCAATCTCAACCGCAACGTGGGTAGGCGGTGTCGCAACCTACAACACCAGCGCGGTACACACGCTCGCGGTGGGGGATAAAACCACAATCGCTGGCGTCGATCTTGCGGGCTACAACGGCGTGGTTATCGTGGCATCCGTAGTCGATACCGACACATTCACCGTAGCGATGGCATCCGATCCTGGTGGTGCTGGAACCGGCGGCACAAGCTCCCGGATCAGCAATATGGTTTCGCAGTCCTACGTTTTAGAGCTGGTGGGGTGACGATATGAAAGTTTTGAACGCTTGGGGTGATGTGCTGGCCCTGCCTCCGGGGTGGGAAATCTTTGTTGATGGCCCTGGCGAGTGGCGCTGCTACTCACCCGGAGAGATTCAGCGCCCCGTTGTGCCCGAGAATCCCGTACCGCAGGAAGTGGATGCATTGCAGGGGCTGAAGGCGATTGACGCGGCGGGGCTCTCTGCTGCATACGAAGCATGGGCAAGCGATCCGAAGCGGAAGTTCCTCGAAAAAGCCTTCATCAACCGCGCTCAGACATGGCGCCGTGACGATCCCGTGCTGTCTGCCGGTGCTGCTGCGCTGGGGTTGACGGGTGAACAACTCGATCAACTGTTTGTGCTGGCGGCTACGCTGTGACATCGAAATGATTACCAGCTTCAAGGCCGGCGATTGGGTTGCGATCTGCGACCGCTGCGGATTCAAGATGCACGCATCCCGGCTCAAGAAAACATGGGATAATTTCATGGTGTGCGGTCGGTGCTGGTATCCACGACACCCGCAAGAGACATTGCGCGGCATCAAGGATGACCAGACTGTGCCCTGGAGCAACCCGGAAGGTACTGATACCTTTATCACCAAGGACGATGTAACCGCTGAGGATCTGTAATGGCTACTTCCGGGTCAATCAACCTTTCGGCGAGCCGGGATGACATCATTACCGAAGCCTTGGAGATTCTTGGTGTTCTGGCGGAAGGAACAACGCCCAGCGCGGCACAGCTAACCTCCTGCGCCCGAACGCTCAACTACATGATAAAGGCATGGCAAGCGGACGGGATCAACCTGTTCGCTGTCCAGCAAGTCTATCTGTTCCTGATCAAGAACCAGTCCGCGTATTCGCTGATCAGCACCACGACTGACCACTATACCGCGTCATTTGTCGAAACCACGACTTCCGCTGCGGCATTGTCCGGTGCCAGTTCCATCGTGTTGACCAGCGCAACCGGCATCTCTGCCTCCGACAAGATCGGGGTATATCAAGACGGCACGATGCACTGGACGACGGTAAACGGCGCGCCTTCCGGCTCTACCGTGACGTTGACCGCTCCGTTGACTGCTGACGTTGCCTCTGGTGCTGTGGTATATGCCTACACCAGTAAGGCCAAGCGCCCCATGCGTGTGCTGGAATCGGTTGTTCATGACGAAAACGATACGCCGATTCACGTTGGAAGTCGGGAAGAATATTTCAACCAGTCCGGAAAAGGCACGGATGGGCGGGTGAACACGATCTACTTCGACCCACAAGTCGCGGCCCCTAAACTCTATGTCTGGCCGCAAACGGACGATGAGCGCCACTATCTGAAGCTGTATATCCAGAGAACGCTGGAAGATGTCGATGCAGCAGTGGATGAAGTGGACTTCCCGCAGGAATGGTATCTGCCACTTGCCGCCAATCTTGCGGTGTTGCTCGGGCCGAAATACGGTAAATCACTGAACATGCTGGCGGCCATATCGGCGATGGCCGACCGTGAGTATCAGCGTGTATCCGGCTTTGATACCGAAGCGGTAAGCATCTTCCTGGCTCCTGCACGTGGCTAATCAAGACACGGATGACATCAAGGTCATTCGACTTCCCTTCGTTGGGGAGAACACCGGGCGCGACTACGCTTACACCAAGGACCGCTACTTCAAGAACCTTTACGTCGAGCTGTACGACAATGACCGCAGCACCATTGTAAAGCGGCCCGGCCTGCAAGTGATGGATGACGGCGGAGATACCTGCCATGACGGGCTCCCGAGCCTGGGGCTTTATAGCTGGGGCGGTGAGCTGATCGGCGTATTCGGAAACACGATCTATCACGAAATCATCGGCGCTCCGGTAGTCTGGACGCGCGTTACCGACATGCCGACGGCGGTTACAAAATGCTACGGAGAAAGTATTGGCGATGACTTCTTTGTGTTTGGTGGATCTACAAGCATAACCGTTGGATCAGCCGCAAGCGCAACGGTTCAGAAGTATGTAAAAGCAACCGATACATGGTCAAGCCCCACTACGTTACCGCAAGGTGGTCGGGTTGAGCTAATCGCCGCCAAGCTGCCCAATGGACAGATTTATGTTGGTGGTGGCGCATCGACTTATGGCGCTACAGTCAATGCGAAATCCGATGTCTATTGGTATAACCCCGGCACGAATACTTGGACAGCCAAAAACCCGTTGCCTTTCGCATGGATTGATGCGCGCGTTGGCGTTCTTTCAGACGGAAAATTATTGATCTTTGGCGGGCGTAATACAGCCGGATCTTATCTGGCAACAACCTATCTCTACGATCCGGGCGCCGACTCCTATACTGCCAAAACATCCATGAACACGGCACGAAGCAATTTAACGTCGGTTGTTCTTGAGAATGGCCTGGTTGTGGCCATTGGCGGGGAGACTGGAGCGGCTGTTCTAACGAGCGTTGAGCTTTACGATCCTACGGCAAATACATGGACAGCAAAAGCATCGCTTCCTGTGGCGGTTCAATATGCTTCCGCGGCAGCCATCGGGGATTACATATACGTTTGGGGCGGTGGGACTAACACAGGAAACACGACGTTTGATGATGCTATCTACGCCTATTCCACCAACAGAAACGAGTGGACAACGCTAGTTAACTTCCCCATTGCGTTCTATGGCTCAGGATACGACCGCTACGACGACGGCGTTTATATCAATGCTGGCGGATATAACGCAACGGACGGCGTTTCAAAGCGTGTCTATATCACCGACACAAGCACTCCGACGATTCAATGCACATCGCTTGGCAATGTGACGGAAGGCGAGCCCGGAGTCACCATCGAAGAGCTGTCCACGCAGCGGAAGCTGATCATCAAGACCAGCAAAAGCATGTACATCATCGATAGCACAACGCTTGCGGTAACGACGGTGACTGACGTTGACTATCCCGCCATCACGGTCCCCGGCACCGCTTCTGTAGACGGCTATGTGTTTGTCATGGACCCGAACGGGGTTATTTACAACTCCGATCTGGAAGACCCCACATCCTGGAACGCGTTGAACTTCATCACCGCCGAGATTGAATCGGACTATGGTGTCGCGCTAACAAAGCACTTGAACTATGTTCTTGCCCTGGGCACCCGTAGCTATGAGCTGTTCGACAATGCCGCCAATGCAACCGGATCACCGCTGGGCCGTGTCGAGGCGGCGTTCAAGCCCATCGGCTGTATCGCGCCGTGGAGTGTTGCCCATATCGGCGATGCTACGCTGTGGATAGGGCGGTTGGTCAATGATGACCCGGTGGTTGTTCTGCTGCTGGGGTTTGATGCGAAGGTCATCTCGGATCACGTCATACAGCGCATCCTGAAAAACTATGGGAATGACATTCGGTACGCGAAAGGCATATTCGCGCCGATTGGCGGGCATTCGTTCTACATCATCCAGTTGGGCCATTTCTGGAATCAGTTTGATCGCACGCTGGTATATGACATCAATTCGATGAAGTGGTTTGAGTGGACCACCATCGATGGCGAAGGAGAAGGCTGTTTCAACGTATCCAACGCGACGATCCGGCGTGGCGACACGGTGGTTTCCGGGGTGATCGACGGTCTTGTCTATCGGCTATCGTCCGGTATTTATCAGGATGGCGGACAGAACATCAACTTCGAGGCACGAACCGAATCGTGGGATGGCGACATCGCTATCCGGAAGTTTGTCTCGCTTGCCAAGCTGATCGGCGACCTTCAAACCGTAAGTGGATCAACCATCGACTTTGACTACTCGGACGACAACTACAAGACGTTTTCAACCGCCCGATCGGTTTCGCTTCAAACCCTGCCGGGCGTTACTCGATTGGGGATGACGGACCGCCGGACGTGGCGGGTGAAAAGCACTGCCAATTCACCGATTCGTTTGGACGGCATTGACATCGTATTCTCGGTCGGGGAGTACCTGCCATGACCCAGCGTAGACTTCCCAATGCCCCGATCCATGATACTGAATTCTCGTATCAGTGGCGGGAATGGCTGCGACGAACGCATGTTCGTGTAACGGGCGCTGCACAGATATTGTGGAGCCAGCTCGACACGACTGGCTCCAACCTGACTGATATTGAAACACGAAACCACAATGACCTTCAGAGCTTTCAGGGCGGTACGGCGGCGGAGTATTACCACCTGACCTCGGCGCAGCATACAGAGGCGACCGGATTCTTTGCCGCAACCAACATGACCGGAGCGGAAGCGGAAACACTGACCGATGGCAGTGTCGCTGATTCGCTGCACATTCACACCGCTTACGCTAACGACATCCTCCTGACCTCTGGTGACGCGCTTGTCACCGATGGCAGCGGCAACCTTTTGATTGGAGTTCCCTGATGGCGCTGCATACTCGTACTGGTTCAGGATCTCCGGTTGGCGTTGTCACGCCGGACTATCTCGGGCAGCACTATGTAGATACCGGGACGAATACGATCTATCAGGCGTACAGCACGACAAATGCTGATTGGTCCGCTAACTTGACGGCGGCGAATGTCCGGCGGATCGTCGATGACAAGTCCGGTGCGTATACGATTGTTGCCGGCGACCTTGGCAAAGTCATCAACGTCGATGCTACGGCTGGCGCTGTCACGCTCACACTCACCGCGGCAGCGACGATGGCGGACGGGTTCTGGTGCTACGTCCGAAAGGCGGATTCCTCGGCCAATGCCATCACGGTAGACCCCAATGCGGCAGAAACGATCAACGGAGGCGCCAATCTTTCTGTTACCACGCAATTTGAAATGCGCTTGATCGTTTGCGACGGAACAACGTGGTTTGCAGAGACGGATGCATCTAGCGGCGGAGCATCAACAACCTTTTCCGGCTTGATCGAGAATCTGGAGATTTCAACCAGCCGGTCAGGTAATGCGGAAACGATTGCTATAAAGACCGCCGCTGGGACCGACCCGTCAGCATCCGACAAAATCCGCATCGGCTTCCGGGATGCGACGGCGGGAACCGGGGCATATTCTGTGCTCGACGTTACCGCTGCTGCGTCCATCGTAGTCTCCAGCGGGTCAACACTTGGGGCGACAAGTGCGACCATATTCCGGCTGTGGCTGGTAGCGTTCAACGACGCAGGGACATTCCGGCTTGGCGTTATCAAGTGCGCGCTCACGGACGGCGTGTACGGGCTGCAAGATAACGTGCTGGAATCCTCCACGGCAGAGGGTGGGGCCGGGGCTGCTGATAGCTCGGGCGTTATCTATACCGGCACCGGGGTAACATCGAAGGCGATGCGGGTGCTGGGGTATCTGGAATACACTCTCACCACAGCGGGGACGTGGGATGCTGCGCCATCGCGCATCAACATCTATTCTCAGGGCGACCGACTGCCGGGCGAGACGGTGCAGATTCGCAGAAACCAGACGGGGGCGGTTGCGACTGGAACAACCATACTTCCGACGGATGATTCTATCCCGCAGAATACGGAAGGCACTGAGTTCATGACTCAGGAGATTGTGCCAAAATCAGCGGCGAATATGCTTGAGATAGAGCACAATGGATCCTACGCTATTTCAACCGGCCAAGCTATAGCGGCGGCTTTATTCCAAGATTCTACAGCAAATGCGCTTGCCGCTAAGACTAATTGGATGGTAACTAACAACGGCTTCTTAATAATTAACTTTAGACATTCTATGCGCGCACAAACCACATCATCTACTACGTTTAAGATACGTGCTGGGCCTAATACTGCGGTCACAATCACGTTCAATGGGGCATCTGGGGCAAGACATTTTGGCGGCGTTAATTCTTCTTATTTGGCTGTTACCGAGATCATGGTGTGAAGCCCGAGCGTATTCCAGCCTTTGTCGAGATCATCGAGCGGGTGCCAGACGTTCTATTGCCCTATATCGACCGCTGGACGGTGCAGGAACCCGGCCTGCTGGACTTGCAGATCGTGGAGTTGATGCAGGGGCAGATAGACGCCGGAGAGGCATGGCTGTTGAAGCATGGCGATACCTATGTGTTCCTGCGCCGCCAGACGCCGTGGATTGGGGATACGCACATCTTTAACCTGGGTTCCACATGGAACATGGTGCGGGCGGTACGGGCCATTACAGCAAGGTGTCTGCAAGCCTTTGTGAAGCTGGAGACCCGCCACCATGACAAGCGGATCGGTAGTATGATAAGGCGGTGTGGCTGGCGTCCAGAGGCGGTATATCGTAGCGCATTCTGCACACGGGATGGGCGCTTTGTCGATGAGTACGGCTACGGGATTGTACGGAGCGACGTATGGGCGGAATAGTCAAGGGTGTCAAGAATGTTGTCGGCAAGGTAGTCGATGTCGGCAAGGATCTGGCTGGCCCGGCTTTGTCGATATATGGGGCCGCTACTGGGAATCCTGGCCTTGTTGCTGCTGGGCAAGGGATTAGCGGGATCTTCGGCGCTCAGGACGCAGCGAAACAGGCCGAGAAAGGGGCAAAGCAAGCCGCACAAGCCGCTGACCCATTCGGAGCCTATCGCAGCCAGTTCGGCAACCAATTGCTCGCCCTGTATGCCGATCCATCGCAAACAGCCCAATTGCCCGGCTATCAGTTTCTGGAAGGTCAAGGGCAAGCGGGCGCGAATGCCCGACTGTATGGCGACCAGCTTAATGCATTGATGACCGACCCCTCCAGCATCACGTCAAGGCCGGGCTATCAGTTCCGGCTGAATGAGGGGCTATCCGCCATTGATCGCAATGCGTCAAGGGCGGGTTATCTCGGGTCCGGAAATCGATTGTTGGAGTTGACACGGTATGGTCAGGACTATGCTTCATCGGAATACGACAATGAAGTGAACCGCCTGTCGCAATTGATGCAAGACAGCCGCGACTTTGAATCCATGCGCTACGACAATGAAATGAACCGGCTGATGGGATTGGCCGGCGCATCGGATGCGAATTATGGAGCATCGGCAGAAGCTCTGCTTGCCGCCGGCAAAATCAAGGGCCATGGCACGCTCGACACGCTGGGTGCGATTGGCGAGACTGTCGGCGGTCTGTGGAAGAATAGGGGCGGTTCAGGGGGCGGTGGAAGCGATTTTGGAGACCTTAGCGGCTCCTATGATTGGTGGAACAGCCGGGTAGTCTGAAGGAGGCTAAATGCCATACGAATACAAGAACCCCATGCTGGCTGGATTCTATGGCCACCAGCAAGCGCAGGCTGAAATGGGCGCGACAGAGGCCGAAATCGCCGGTCGCGCGGCGGAGGCTCGTTATAGAGACTCTCAAGTAGAAGATGCCCGGCTCAAGCGACTGCTAGACATGGAGAACGCCCCCTATGAACGCAAAAAGCTGTACCGTGAGGATGTAGAGGGCGACGCCAAACTGGAGCAAGCCCAGCGAGACTACCTTGTGCAGAACGTGGGGCCGCTGCTTGCCCGCGTGAAGCGCGGGGAAATGCCGGAGATGGAGTTTCGTGCCCACGCTCAGAATGTGGTCGGCCAAGCCGCGTCATTGTTTGGCGCAGACGAAGAAGACGTGCGGGAAATGCTGTCGTGGAGCCCGAAAGAATGGGGCCTTGCCTATGAGCAGTCGATGGCATACAAAGACCAAGTGAAAGCCCCGCCTGCCGTGCAAGACATCATATCGGGCGACAGGAAGCAGCAGAAGCAGTGGAATCCCGAGACGCGGCGCATGGAAGTCGTTGGGGAAGGCCCGCGCTTTGCTCCGCCGAGACCGCCAAGCCAGAAATACGGTGTGCTCACGAATGACCGTGGAATGCCTACGGGGATTTATGAGATTGGACCTGCTGGAACCGATATCCAGATGCTTCCTGCTAGTGAAGGCCAAGGTGGCGGTGTTTCATTGCCGAACAACCAAGAGGCCGTCAGCGGGAACATTGAGGCAATAGCCGGGCAATTGGGGCCGGGGCCGCGCGTCAAAGAAATGATATCCAAGAACGTCGCTCCGCTTCTTGCCCCGTTCCTTGGCAAAGGTGGTTCAAATGAAGAACGGGATGCAGCGCGATCGCGATACCGCGCTATGCGCGCCAATCTTGTCGAGCTGAACAAGATTCCTGGCGGTCGCTCGAATCTATATCTTGGGCTGGCAATGGAAGGGCTACCGGAGACTGGAATCCTTGAGAATCCCGACCGGGCGCAGAACGTGTTAACGGACATGACTAACAATCTCCGCCAAGCGTTTGATGCGGCGATGGCAACCTATCAAGATCCGAATACACCTAAGCAGGTTGCTGTTGACGCCTATCGGCAAGCGGTGGGGATATCCGCTCTGTTCGATATGCTGTCTCAGCCGTTACCGGGGAAGGAAAGAAAAGCAGGAAGACCAGCGCAGTCTAGTGGTAATCGCAAAATCGTGGTTGACTACTAATGCCGTATGATCTGGAAACAAAAGACGGGATTGTCATCCGGAACGTGCCCGACGATGCACCCGAGGAAGAATTGCGCGCCCGTGTAGCCAAGATCAGGGCGGAGCGCGATGCTGTACCGCAAGAACAACAGGAAGCGCCACAAAAACCCGAAGGCATCGGTGCGAAGGCGCTAAAGGGCTTTGGTACGGGCGTTTCTTCTATTGCCGGCTTGGCTGAAATGCTCGCTACCGCTGGGGTATCGCTTGGGCGACCAGAAGAAGAAGGCTGGGGATATAAAGCGCGCGATGCGATGGCCGACGTTGGTCTCGCCAGAGAACCCGGCGTCCCGCCAGAAGGCTTTGTTGACAGGGCATCTGAGTTTCTTGGGGCCGGTGCTGTGCCCTATCTTGGGATGCTGGGTTGGGGTAAAAAGCTGGCGGCTGGCGCAGGCGCAGTAGCACCCAACATGCTTCAGAAGATGGCGCTATCCACGGCACAACGCCCCGCAGTGACCGCAACCGCCGAAGCCTTGGGTGCTGGTGGGGCGGCTGCTGGCGGAGAATATGCCGCCAGCGATTACCCGGAAAGCCCATATTCACAAGCCGCGCTTGAGGTTTTGGGCGGACTTGCCGCCCCGATGGCATTGTCCGGACCTACTGCGAGATTGGCTAGCTTTGCCGCCAAACAAACGGTTGGCCGTGGCCGCGATCTTATCCATGGAATGCGTGATCCCGTGCTCAGCGAAGGCCGAGCCGCTGCCAGACTGCAACAGGCCGCTGGAGACCCTGAGGCGGCGCTAGCGGCCATGCAAGGCCCTAACATGCTGCCCATGTCCATTGGGCAACGCATAGGATCACCGGAGACCGTAGGCATTGAGCGGGCTATGGCAGAGGGTGATCCGGCTATTGCCGCCAGGCTTGAGACGATAAGGCAAGATGCACAGCGGATGGCGCGTGAGATCCCCTTGAGCAGGCTAGAAGGCGATACCGAAGATGTGCGCAGCGCCTTAACCGCCCGCAGGCGCAAGCTGGTCGGACGCAGGGCGCAAGAAGCCGCACGGCTTGGCGAAGAATCCGAAAACGCCCTGCGGGTAATCGGAGAACCCGCTGAATTGCGCGAAGTCGGGACACAGGCCAGACAGAACCTTGACACCGCTCTTGAGCAGAAAAAGATTCAGGAAGATGCCGCATGGGCGAAGGTCGATAAAGCCGTCCCGGCAAAATATGACAATGCAGTCGGTGCGTTTGATGAATTTGAAGCGAGCCTTGGTGCTGATGTAAATCGTGCTGAGATCATGCCGTCCTGGCTTGAGAAGCGGGTGCAGGCGTACAAGAAAGCACAATCAGGCGCTTTTGATCAGACGTTCGACGAATTTTCCAGCACGTTCCCGCCAAAGTTCGACAAATCCGAAATTGCCGCACAATGGCTGGAGCGCCGTGTAGCTGCGGGTGAACAACCTACGGCGGAACGGAATATCAAGGATTTGCTGGGTTTCCGAAGCTCTATCTTGAGCGAAGCGCGAGCCGAAGCGGCAAAAGATGCCCCGAACGGCAATAAATTGCGGCTTCTGAACAAGATGCAGGAAGCCCTGCTCGATGATCTGACGGCATCCGGTGCCGCAGGAACGGCGGAAGCGCGGGCGGTATCGGCTGAACTGAACAAGACCTTCCGGCAGGGCCCGGTTGGCCGTATTTTAGGCTATGAGCGGACTGGAGATGCAGCTATCCCGCCAGACGCTACGATACGGTCTCTGTTCTCTGGCAGCCGAGAAGTGGTTGCCGACAATATCGATCGGCTGGAGCGCGCATCGCCGGAAACCTTGAAGCAGGTTGAGGACTTCGTGAAAACGGAGTTCTTGAACCTGGTATTCGAGCAGGGGAAAGCGGTGCCGGCAGCGGTCAAGCGGTTTCTTGGCACCCCGAAGTATGCCGAAGTACTCAAACGTTTCCCCTTGCTGCGGGAACAGCTATCCAACGCTGGCGAGGCGCAACGGCTCTATGACCAAGCGGGCGAACTTAACGCCGCTGTTTCAAAGGGGCTTCTAAACCGCAAAAAATCCGTTTCCGCGCTGTATCTTGATTCCGATCCCGGACAAGAGATTGAATCGGCTATGGCTAGCAGAACGCAGTACAAGACCATGCGCAAGCTCTATTCCAAGATGGGAAAAGACCAAAGGGCGCGTCAGGGGCTTCAGGCGAACACTATTCAGCATATCCTCGACAAGAGCACGATCGATGGGGTAATGACATCGAAGGCGCTCAAGAAGAATATCAAGGAGTACGCGGCTGCTTTGGATGGGGTAGAGCTTGGGACACCAGAGCGCGCCAGACTGGATCGTGTCGCCCGAGAACTGGAGCGAATCGAGACGCCGGTTGGACCGAAGCATATCATCGACGATCCGCAAAACCGCTTCCTGACACGCGCTCTGCAAGTTCTTGGGGCCAAGGCGGCTAAACTCAGCCCATCACGCGGGGATATTCAAACGCCGGGGATCTTTGCGCAAGAAGGCAAGACGCTTGCGAATAAAGTCCTATCCAAAGCCGACAAGTCCCGCGACGCTATCATCGCAGCGATTATGGACGAGAAGGTGTACAAGGAAATGCTCACCATGCCAGCCACAGCCAAGAAAGGCTCGGATGCGGCGAGAATGCGTCAGACGCGGACATGGTTGTTTGGCGTCAACGGCGAGGAAGGCGAGGAATAAGCCTTATCTGATTATCCCACGCGGAGCCGATGCGTATTGCTGTGACAACTGCGCATATTCAGGACTTGCCGCACGACGCGCCGACTCAAGCTCACGCCATCCACCCAGCCGGCCTAGATATTCATTTTGGCGCTCAGGAGTCCAATTGTTATACCCAAACACGCGGTTATTCAGGTAATAGTTCAGGTTGTCTGAAAACTGGCTGGGATCATATTGGACACCAAGCCCTCCGCGCATCTGATCCAGTTGCGATTTCATCCGCCGGAGATTCCCGCGCGCCAGCGAAGTTTTGGATTGAGCGCCGCCGGTGTAGAGTGTGCGCCCACCACCTATATCGTAAGCAGACCCCGACTGACCCGGAGCCAGATTGTACTTGTTCTGCGGCAGCGGTCGGCTATACCACGCTGACGGCAAAGTACCACTTCCAGGGGGCGTAAAACTTGGGGCCGCTGCCGGATATGCCGGCTGCTGGGCGGGGCGAGGCGCATAATTAGGGGCCGGTGGCGCATTGAACCCCGATGGATAGCCGGAGAACTGCTGTGGAGACTGCTGTTGCGCTATATCACGCAAGTACGTCCACGGGCTCTTGTACCCTTGCTGTTGAAGGCGTGGACTCATGCTGCGAAACCCATCGAATAATGCCATGTCAAAGCCCTCGATCCGCTACAACGCTAAACTAGCACAAAACTCAATGGGAGTCTTTGCCATTCGCCAACCTGCGCCCGGCATCCTCGATATACGCCCGAGCCGCGCGCTTTGTCAATGTGCATTGTATCAAAGCCGCGTGCGCCGCTAACAGGCTATCCGTGATCGCGCTGTTGCGACTCAGATCCACGTCAGGGCGCGGGCAGTCCGCCATTGTCTCGGCTGGCGGTGACAGCACTATAGTCCGCGTTACCTCCACCGTCCGCTGACTTCCACAGGCAGGCAATACCGCTACCAATAGCATCAACCACAGCAGCCGGCGGGACAGTATCCGCCCACGGCTGTACGTCAGGCTGGATATATACCTTGCGGACCACGGTTTGAACCTGTGCTTTCGTATCTTGTAGCTTTGCATAAGCGGCCTGCAATTTTTTGCTTGCTTCGTCCCGCGCCTTGATGTCGGCGCCCAGTTCGTCAATGCGGCTTGTCGCGTCCCGCAATTGCTGCTCGCGCTGTTCAATCTGCTTTTTCAGACTACCGTTCGCGGCTATCTGCTTGTACAGCCCCCAGCCGGATATGGCGAGCAGCAGCGCGATGGCTGCGGCTATTTTTGTCCCCATCATTTCGCCACCTCGTTATGGCAGGCCTCATCGTGCTTGCAATATGTGCAGTACAACCACACGTTGTGGCCGGTGTATTCGTCGCATATCGGGTTATATTTCTCAGTCGGGGAATAACACACGCATCCGGCTGGCCTGCCAAGCGGCTCGAACGCATGATGAGCAACTCCCGGCTTTCCGCAGTGCCGACATATCGCGCTCACGATTCCCCCAACCCAAATTCCGGCGGTGCCGCACCGTAACCCAACCCAAACTCATCGCATATCGCGGCACTTATCCGCTGTGCGATGCCCTCAACCGAAGCGTGCTCGTCGGCTATCTGCACGCACCGTTCGGCCACATGAAAGTACGCCGCCCTGTAGGCTTCGGGAATATCCTGCTTGAGCCGTTCGACCTCAGCTCGCAGTTTATCGCGCTCGGCCTTGACCTCGCGACAATAGTATCTGTCCTCACCCTTGATTTTGTGTGTGCTCATGCCCATCCACCACCTCCACTGCGCTGATAACCTGTACCGGCCCAACGATGTCGCCACCCAACAGCATGGACGTAAGCGCCAGCCCGCTATCGGCGCCCAGCACCTCCTCGAAGAAAGCCCACTGCTCGCCGTCTGGCCCGTACATGTGCTCCGGATCGTACTCTAGCTCGATTGTCATGCGAAGCTTTTTCATGCCTCTCTCCACACGACATCAAGCACCAACGATGCCACGCCTAAACCAATTGCAAACCCCAGCACAAACCATTCGAACCTGGACGATGGGTCGTAAATTACCAACCCGGCCTCAACGGCCGCGCTTGCAAATATAATCACCGTTGCCAATGACATTAAACCACCTCAATTTCTATACACGTCCGAGTATACATGCATACAAACGGCTAGTTTCCTATGCGCTCAATCTCCGCCATCAGCTCAACCTGCGTACCATACCGCCGCTCCCACTCAGCCCGGCCCGCATGTAGCGCCACCCCATATCCGCCGGTCTGATGGTGGCTGCCGCACAGGGGCAGAACCTTGAAATGCGCGCCCGGCTTCGTCTTGCCCGATATGTGGTGGATAGCGGCAGGGCTGTACACTCCCCACTCCCGGCGGCAAACGATACACCCAAGAGCGGCCACGGATGCCATATGCGCCTTCTCGGCGGCTGTAGGCGCGCGACTAGCCAGCATATCTCCGACCCCAAAAGTTTATTTTAGCCATCCAGTTCGCTACGGCCTTTCACGATCCCATTGCCTCATCGTATTCTGGCCCACGCGGCAGTGACAAAAACAGGTGCTCCACCGCCCATCGGTCGATTGCATCAAGCATATCCCGAAACTCAACCACCGGCAGGTCGGACGTGCTGCGCGTTGTCGTGACTATCTTGCCCATGACCTCGACGCTCTGTTCGCCCAAGAACAATCCCTTGAAATATTCCTTCCATGCTGCCGGAGGAATCCGGTCCCCGTGCGATTCTTCGTAAGCGTTGGCGATAGCCTGCATCCAGCCGTGTAAACAGTTGTTTTGTGCCAAGCTGCGCCGTTTGCGGTATGTGGCAACAATTACCTCTAGCGGCATATCAGCAGATACTGGCAGCGACGCGATAAAGGCCGAAGCAATATCACGGCTTTTGGTATCGCGCAGGACTAGGCGGCGTTTCATTCTTCTGTCACTCGGCACGGCGGCGGATTCTCATCCATCGCGGCTATATGCGCCTTGGCCGACTCACACCACGCGCATGGGTCAATATCGCACTGGTTGTAATCCGGGTTGTCCGGGTCCGCGTGGCTGTCGATAATCTCGGACAGCAGATTGCGCAGCGGTACGGGAGTCATCTCAATAACTCCCTCCGTATTAGCGCGGCGGCCTGCAACCGGGCCAGCCTATACGATGCGCCATTGGCTGCGATGACAAGCCAGCCCAGTACCGTAGCGGCGGCGAGCAGGGTGTAGCGTGCAATTGGTTTAAGTTTGTCCATCAGTATGCCCTCACAGAGGGTCTTGAGATTGCCCGCTTGTTGATTCCTGCAGCAGCGTCGAGCTTTTCTAGCCACTCCGCCATGGTACCGGTTTCGCCATCTACACCATACAGAGCCAGAGATACATGCCGTGGAATTTTGCACATCAGCCAATCAAGGCGGTCGCGCACCAGATCACGGCTCGCATTCAGTCGATCAACTTCCGCCGTCAACACTTCTACCCACGCCGACGCCTCAAGCGCGGCCTCGCACAACAATGCGACATCAACGTTCACTCGCGTTGTTCTCGCGGCAGCAGAGCGCAACTTATCGATGGTCGGGTGCTTGACCCTCCCCACGGCTTCAGCCGGGGGATTGCACTCATGTTTGTCCATACCATCCTCCGCAGATTAGTGGTCGCTGATTCGCTACGCCGGTACAGCGACCGAAACCTCGATAGACTCACCGCCGATAGGCTGAAAGCTCACGGGACTGTGCGCTCCGTGGTGGTTGTCGTTCCGGGTTGCGGCTCGGCTATCGGTCGATCCGCGTTAATAGCCGCCGTCCGTTCCTTCGATGCCGTGTGCCCCCGGAACACTGATCCCGCAACGAACCCGGCCATCATCGCGGCGAATGTTGCCGCTGACTCAGCGTACTGCCCGGTAAGCGCGAGGTACCAACACAGCCACGACCCGACAAGGAAGCATCCGACATAGGTTAGCGACGGGGAATAAGCTTTTCCATCAGCGTCCGAAATCAGATCAACCAGCCGGAATGTGCTGTCATCTCTGTCGAGCCGCAGGAGGTACGCGCCGCCGATTGCTATCAGGGCAATGAACACCCATCCGGCCCAGTCCACGGCGGCAAGCGTATCGGTTAACGCCGCCATTATTTATTGCCCCTCGGCGCAGCATTCCACGCCTGGCGCGCTAGCCAATTGTTTTCCTCTGAGCCGATTTTGGTATAGTTCGTGCGAAATTCTATATTCCACTCGCCGCAGCAGTAACCGTTCACCGTCGCCCACTTACCCCCGGACGCAGCCTCGGCAACAGTCAATTTTTCTGGTATCTGCCCGCAAGGGCACACAGCAAGTTCATCCGACATTTTCAGCACCACTCAGTCATCGGGAAATTGTTCAGCGCGCGACTTCATGTAGCTATAGAGATTGCTTTCCAGTGAAGACGCCTCGGCCCTGATCGTAGCAGCCTTTGTCAACAGGGCATTACCCTCTGACTCCAGTCTTGAGGCACGCGAGTTCATGTCGAGAATTTTCGGTTTGATGAACTCTTCTACCATGGTCTTGTGAAACTGGTTTTTTTCATCAATCATTTTCTATCGCTCCTCAGCCTCTGCTCAACCCACTGCCACGCATCCAACAAGTTGTGGAACGGCTCGCCCAACCGTTGTCGGCGATGGTAAAATCGCACTTTCTCGGCGGCAATCGTGTGCAGCTCGGGGCGGGATAGGCCAACGTAAATGTGCTTTTCGATGCGGGAGGATTTGTTACCGCTCATCGTTCCCACCCATCAATCAGCCGGCTCAGGTCGTCTGCGGTAACCCACGACACGCCATGCCCGAGCCGAGGCAAACACCAACGATCGCTGCTCTTGCGTACCAGCCGCTCCGACGTGCCGTCCTCGGTGCAAAACGCCGCGAGCGTGCCGTGTTGGGCCTGATACGTCGGCAGGTACACGTTGTGCATGTGCGGGCTGACCACCCCCATCGGGTGCGCAAACAGGACCGGCCAGACCTCGGTGCGGCTGTGGATGGCCTTGGCGGATTGTTCGACGGCCAGCGATGCCGCCGCGTAGTTGGTCCATCGCAGCGGGTTATCCTCACCGTGCCACCGACCGTACGCGTGGCCTGATGCCGGCAGCGTCGCCCCGATATCATCATCAACCAGTGGGTGCGTTATGGACTGGTGGTCGTGGTCGATGCTGTGATTTCCGATATCGAACAAGTAATGGCGCTGGGCCGATTGCCACCAGTTGTCGTTCATGTGGTCTTGCTGGATTCCCAGCCGCACGGCCCGCGATGCGATCACGAAAAACGTCACCGGGATATTGCCGTCGCCTTCGGCGATCTCTCGCACGGATGGCAGGCTCGGGCAGGGATAATCCGGATACCGCACCCGCGACGGGATGCCGCTCAGCCAATCGCGGTCGAAGCCATCGTCGAACGTGATCGCGGCGACTTTGGCGGGCAACTGATCGCCACGCCAGATCCCCAGCCGCCAGTACACCACCTCCAGCAGCGGTCGCAGTACATAGCCTCTACTCCTGAGTATTCGCACATCGCGCTCGAATGCCAGCACGCCCGTGTCGTCGGCATTGCAGTTCGGCCCAGCCGTGCGTGAGTGATAGAGCAATACCGGGACCGCGCTGTTATCGTCCAATGCCTCGGCCTCCGGTGCGCGAATCAGCAGCAGCGCGATAATCATAAGTCCTACGACCAGGAGCGCAACCAGCACCCAGTCGATGATGGTGCGCAGATCGCCGTCGCGGAGTTTCATGCCACGCCCGCCATAGACATGGCCCTCTCGACTACCAGATACCACGCATACGGTGGGATGAATATCGCGGCAATTGTGCTCATGACGCCTTTTGCCAGCACGATACCTGCCAGCCACCCAAGCGCGATAATTGTCGTCGCCAACAACTCAACAAACCGATTCATTCGCTACGCCTCAACACTGAACGTCATGACTTCCATCTTGGCAAGGCTTTTCTTGAGCGACGCGATCTTGGCCTCGCGCATTTTTTCCGCGCGCTCCAGCGCAGCCTCCGGAGTGCGGTGCCAGTCCTTGCCGTGTACAACATCCATCCAATCACGGTTCAGACCTTTGTACGAAAACATTTTGCTACACGATTCGTGGCGCACGGTTCCGGTGACATTCTGTATCCCGCTGGTCAGCGCGTATTTAGTCACCCATGCCGTGATATTCTCGTTTTTCATGCAAATACCAACCCCCATGCGGTACGATAATTGTTCTCCCATGGCTCTACATGCGCCTTGCCTGGTCGCCATGCGCCGACATAGTAATCCCACCCCTTTGCCGGGTCGTTCGGCCCTGGCAGTGGCTCAGGTACCGAGTACAGCAGCGCACGCGCCAGCACACACGCCAGTACGTCATTGTGTATCAGCGCTTCATGTACCGCGTAAGGGTCACGAGGGTACAGCAGGGCGTCGATCACCGGCAGCACAATCGCGCTCGCCGCCGCGTGGCGGACCATCACACCGCGCGTCGCTCCATCTCGCTCAAACTGCCAGAACCCGTGGCCTTTCCCCGGCTTGCTCTCCCACCAATGGTCCCGCGCTTCAAGCATTTGCCGACGGGCGCGCAGTCCGGTCTCTTGTAGAGCGATACAAATGAGCAGGGCACGCGCGGCAGGTGTGTCGAGCTTGGGGTCGAGCAGGCTCAGGGCGGGAATAATGGCGGTCTTGAGCAGTAGTTCAGGTGTCATCACCAAGCACCTCAGCAATGCGAAAAAACGTGACCATCTGCGGTCTTGAATACCCAAGCTTGTTGTCGTTCAGCGGGCCGCCAATGCAGTATATGTGTGATAGCGCGGTGCTAATGCGCTCCCTCAAGTCCGCAACCTCGTCGCGCAATTCTTCAAGCTGCATTGCCTGTCGTGCGATCAGCTCGGCATCGGACATCATCGCCCTACCCGCGTCAGCAAGAGTTCGCATTCGCGGCGCAAGCGCGCGGTGTCGTGATGCTGCACAAAATCCAGAAGAACCTTTAGCGCATCTCGGTCAATGCCAAGACTTAAAACCGGGTCGCTCTGGCTTATTAGCAATCGGCAGCATTCCCGCGTGCGCTCCAGTTCCAGCCGCGCGGTTGCATTCTCTCGCTCCGCATACCAGTGCCGCGCCGCATCCGTGTTGCTTGGGTACATGCCAAAATCGTTCATCCATTCCTCCAATTCCGATACTTGTGCGACACAACAGCCGCGTCCCTTTCGTGCTGGTTGTTCTTTCCGATCCACCCCGTGATTTTAGCAAACTGCGCCGCGTTGATTTTTGAGCCCTTGTCCAGCGGTGAAACGCCGATCATGGGTATCTCCAGAGTCTCAGCCAGGCGCGTGAGGATCGAACAGAACCCGTCCACCATGCCGATATTGCGGGCGATCTTGAGGCGCGCCTTGGGTGATTCTTGCGGGCCGGTGAACACATGGGATTGCAGCCTGCTGTCCTCGATCACTAGCAGATCGGGTCTGTGGTTATCCAGCGCCGCACAGTACGTTGCTGGCGTGATCGTTAGCAGATTGAGCAGGATTCCGTCGCAGTAGATAGCAACGCCGGTCTGCTCGCCGGGATCAATGCCCATGACCAGCGCCATTATCCGGCCCCCGCATGTATCCGCCGTAACTCAAGTTCCCATTTCCGCGCGACTTTGACCGCACCGCGCATCTCTTTGGCGTGCAACGATGCCGAGATGCTACCCAGCTCATCGAGCGCACTCGCCGCTTCCAGCATCGACTTTTCAGCAGCCATCAGTTTTTCGGCGGCGTCAAGCTCCGTTGTTTTTCTATCATCGACCGCATCGTCTTGGCCTCCAAAGCGCGCCCAAAACTCCGACCGCTCCCTGCTGTTCATGGGCGGAATATCAATCTCGCCGACGTGCGAAGGGTCATGCCCTCCGATCCAAAATCTAGATTCCGGCGCTTTCGTCCGCAGGTATGGCAGCAGCGCCTTTATAGCGTCCGGCAGTATGTGGGGCATCACACACGGCTCGCCGGTAATGCATTCAATATCCCGATAGATGTCGGACATCTTTGTGTGCAGCCGGCCAGTGGTCAGGTTCCGCAACCTCTGGATGTTCACCAGCCCGCCCCGTAATGCGCTTCAGCCGCCTCAAGCGCCCGGTCCAATGCGAATACCCGCGCCTTGTGCCGGCCCTGCGCCCCCGCCCCCCTGGACCTGCAACCGGCCTTTGGTGCATCCACGTCGCAGCGTGGGTCCCATATCATCTCCAGCGCATGCCGCACGGTTTCGGGGTATGCGAGCGGCAATGGCGCGCTTGGGATGGTTCTATCTTCGGTCACGCTTTTTTCTCCTTGATTTGGCGCGTTGGCACAGCGCCAACCAAAGCACCGCAAGCCGCCGCGCCGACACCAAACAGCGTGCGCATTTTAGGCGTTTGGTCTTCAGGCTGGATTGCTTCAATTCGCAACCGCTGGATTGAGTCCACGATATACACCCATACCAGTGGGTTTGCCCAACCAGGACCGAAGCAGTATTCGGGCACAACGGCAACGATTCGTTCGTCGCGCTGTAGTTCGATCGTTTTCATTTTTCAACCTCTTGTGCGGATGTCATCACGTTGCGCAAAGCCGGGCCATAACCCATTGAATCTTTGCCGCTCTGCTCAAGCAGGCTGGCAACAAACAGCATTGCGGCATTCAGCCGCTCAATCTCGGCCAGGCAATCGCGTACCACTTCGCCTCCTGGATCTGGCAGCAGATAGGACGATGCACGAATTTTCAGGATGTCCATTCAGCCCTCACTATTTCGCCATCTCAAGGATTTCCCTGATCAGTTCCTCAATTGTTGGCGATGGCGCAGGATCCACGCCATCTTTAACCCGCACATGGATTCCAAACGACTCAAGGCAGGGCCGGCAAACATGCACTCGTTTGTCAGCTACATACTCATTCGGATATGCCGTAGTGCGTGTGGCAGAGCATGCCGCCCATAATCCCACAGTCCAGAATTGTTCCTCCGAAAACTGCTCTGCGCCACATTTGTCGCAGATGTAAATCGTTTTAATGCTCATAATTCCGTCTCCAATGTTGCCCACAAATTACCACGGCATCCGCACGGTGGCTAACGCTTTTTTAGCCAGCCGGCATCAAATCTCGACCGAAACTGGCGAACGGGTTTTCGGCGGCAACTCAGCCAGGATATTCGCCAGCACAGCCCGGCCCATAGCCTTCGCATCTTGCGGCAGGCTTGAATGGCTCGGCAGCTCGCCAACGGTTATCTCGGGCAACCACCCGTGCCCCTCAGCCCGCACACGGCCAACCACCTTGTCCCAGTCCGCCTTGAAAGTCTTGCGCGCCTCAACCTCGGGCATTCGCCGAAACGCCCACGAATCCATCTCGCGCAGCGCAGCGAGCACGGCCGGGTGCCGCTGCTTGGGCGGTAACGCGCTCCAGTTCAGCGCCATGCGGTAGGCGTCGGCTTCGCTCGGCAGGCCTAGATCCTCGGGCGTCACGCACAATTCAGCGAACGCATCCGGATTCGGCAGAAAATCCCGCTTGAGCGCCTTCAGCCGCGACAGCCCGACACGCATTCCGGCCTCGTCGGTTATCCCGGCGCGGATCAGGCTTTCGGCCAATTCGCGCTTGTAGTTCGCCACCCACGTCTGCGGATCACCCATCGTCGCCTGTCGCCAAGCGGTACACACCGTCGTCATCCCGTCGAAGCAACGGCTTACCAGCGCGGACACGGTTGCCGATCTCTCGCCCGCTCTCGATGTAGGCGAGGGCATCATCGGTAAGCCAGCTTTCGTCGTTTGGGTCGATTGCATTGAATCCATTGCTATTTGATCTGCGGTTTTCATGCTGATTACCTCTCGGTGGGAATAGCCCTTGGTATCCGCTGGCGATACTGTGCTCGATCACCTCCTGCGGCGAGAATCCTTGATTCCGGTACTCGGCCAGCTTCTTGAGCTGCAACTGCCCGGCCCGGTAGGTTATCGGCTTGCGCTTGTCGGCCCGCTCTTCGCACCATGCCGCCCATAGCTCGCCGTCCAGCCACTCAGGAAGGTCCATAAGCGCTGGGCTGAATATCGGGTTCTTGCGCTTAGGCGGCAAAGAGGGTTGTGGGTCGATAACAGGGTCGCCGATAGGCGGCGCGTCTCTTGTGGAGTTATCACTTAATGTGGAGTTAGTACTTGTAGAGATAGGGTCCACCTGCTGGACCACCTTTTTGTCAGGAGATGGACCACCTTCGGCCATTGCTGGTCTACCTGCTGGACCACCTTCTGATAATGGTGGTCTACCTCCTGGACCACCTTCGAGGTACAAAACAGAATCAGGTATCGCGCTTGTGTATTCGTGAGACTTCCACTTCTGGCCGCCAAACCCATGCAACCCGACCCTTATCCAACCAGATTCCTTAGCCAACTTGATATGGGCTATTACTGACGACCGGCTAAGTCCGGTCTCTTCGACAAGCGTGGCAATGGAAGGGAAGCAGCTTTCTCCCGCGTCATTCATATGGCACGAAAGCGTAAGCAGTACGTGCCTGGTGGTTGGCGACAGTTCAGATTTCAGGATTGCGTGACGCCATGAGAAGATTGGTCTAGTCATTCAATCGCCTCAAGATCGAGGGCTCAAGAGCTACCCTGAGCGGGGCGCAAACCGCAACGGAGGAACGGCGTGGACCCTTTTCCTCGATCTTCAGGCGACTGATATTCATCATGGTTGGTCACCGTTTGCGGTGCCGGATAGCAAGGCCGGCACTTGTAGATTATTGCCCAACTGCGGGCATGTCAATACGCTTGCGCTTGTTGGGTGTCTTACAAGTCGTGGCTCGCTTCAATCAACTGGGTGCCTTTTGTGCTGTGGCTCGCTTGGGCTTCATGGGTGTCTTCTATTTCTTGGCTCGCTTCGGGAGCTTGGGTGACTTGGGTTTTTTGGCTCGCTTCAACTTAGTGGGTACCTTGCCTTTCGTGGCTCGCTTCAGAGCTATGGGTGTCTTCTCCGTATTGGCTATCAGTATTTCCAGCCCCGCTCAACAGGCCGCACAATACTGGAGTGCCCGAGCTTTTCCTCGACATACAACGGTCGCGCATCCAGCCCGGCCAGCGTCCTGCCCACAAACCAGTAGTCAGCAAGGAAGTGCTTCATGATCGCGCGCAGGGCTGCTCCGTGCCGGTGGCTGGGCTTCGTGTCCTTCCATGGCACCTCGACCAGGTGGCCCTGAGTATTGCGCGACTTCACCACCTTCTCTGACGCGGCGAGGCGGTCCTTGGTCTGATCGTACACCACGCGATAGGGACAGTCCCGGTTTTTCGTCATGCTGTTGGCGGTGTTCCATATGATCGTGCGCAGGGTCTTGTTGCCGCCGCCCGCCTCGCCCTTGGTGTATCGCTCATGGGATGCCGCGTGAAGGCCGACATATTTCCACACCGCCGACGCTGACCCGGCCTTCTCCAGATCGATATACGTCTGCAACCCGGCGACCGTGATCGGGCCAACACCTACAACGCCCATCGCGGCCAACACAAGCGGATCATCACTGGACTTGACGTGCTTCGTGACCTCAGCATCGATCTTGCGCAGCCGCTTGTGTACGGTCTCCAGCGTCTCCGACAGAAACGCTTCCGTCGATTCCCGCGCGTGGTCTGTCTGGCGCTGGTAGGCGAGCAACTGGTTATTGAGTTTCAGCACCACTTTCATGGTTTGGGATCGGTCGTCCATGATCGACTTGAGTTCCTCCAGCCATTCGCCGCGCTCGCGCAGGTTGCCGTGGCGCTCCATGTGTGCCCGTGCGGTCAGCGCGCGGGTATTTTCGGGGGTGTAGATCCCGCCTTGGTGTTTCTCGATGACGCGGTCAACGTCGAATAGGGCGAGATCTTCGGGGAGGATCGCGCCTGTGATGGCGCAGGTGGTAGCTCGGGATTTGAATGCGTTCTTGTCCATGATTGGGCTCCAAAAAAATGCCAACGCCCATGCCCCGGTAGCAGTTAGCGCCACAGCGGGCGCTTCGGGACATAGACGCTGGCATTTTTTAGCTGCAATTTGTCTCGGCCTGCTACAGCCTTTCTTCATGTTACCTAGTGATCAACTTGCGGTCAACGCTTCCGAACCGTGGGTGTCTTTAGCACATTGGCTCGCTTACGCATAGTGGGTGTCTTTCAACTTGTGGCTCGCTTCGCTACTTTGGGTGTCTTGTGGGGTATGGCTCGCTTGACTCCCATGGGTGTCTTAAGGCGAGTGGCTCACGGCATCCTACCACACCCTCCCCACCAGGGTAATACCCTACTTGCCCGCTTTTGACCTATACTGCGTGGACAGACATTAGCCCGCTGGAGCTGTGATGCCGTTAACCGAAATACAAGTAGAAAGAATAGCAACAGCCGCGGCAACTCATGCGGCGAAGCAGGCCGTTGAAGAAGCGGCGAATCTGGCGGCTGCCAAGGTCTCGCTCCAGCGCTCAGAAATAAATCAGGTGGTGGCAGAGGCGGTGAAGCAGACGCTCATCCAGCTCGGCGTAGACACATCAGATCCGCTCGCCATGCAGCGGGATTTTCAGCATTTACGACAGTGGCGGCAGTCCGGAGACACCCTGAAAGACAAGGGAATGCTGGCGATCCTGGGGATATTCCTGTCAGGACTGGCCGCGCTGCTTGTGATGGGCGTGCGGGAGTGGATGCACAAGTGAAAAAAAGCCGCCCCGAAGGGCGGCAAAGGAGGGTGTCGTGGAGCCGTCAATTTAGCGCGATTCGTCGGCGTGGTCAACCCTGTTGCGCTCCCGCCACTCCCGCTTTGCCTGCTTCAACGCACTCCTGCCCTCTGGCGTTGCCGCATATGCCATCTTAGCCGCCCTGCGATCCTCGCGCCTATCCCGCACCCGGTCATACTCGCGGTAATACGCCAGCTTGCGCGCCCGGTTGTCGATGGCCTCCCGCCGCATGCACGGCTTGCACTTGCCGCGCAGTCCGTCCGCTGCGGAGACGTGCGCGTAGTATTCGGCCAGAGGCTTAGCGGTTTCGCAGGATTGGCAGGGTTTGGTCTTCATGGCGCGCACCGATCAGAATGGACAGAGTTTTGTTTCCATGATTTACCCGTTCGCGCCCTGCCCGTTTTCCTTATGCCACTTACGGTGGCACATTGCGCACAGCCAGCGCACAGCCAGCGGCAGCGCATAGTCATCGTGGTGGCCGTGTACATTGCCTGACCCGCATTCCTCGCACGCATCCGGCCTGATTAGCCGGCCATCCCTCACCGCGTTTCCTACAATCGCGGCCGCGCCCTTCTTGATACGGTTGCGACTAACCCATCCCGCCTTCCCCCTGTTCACCGCCGCTCTACCAGCAGCAGAAGCCGCATACCTCTTATGCCTCGCCAATACGCGAGGGTCTTCCTTGAATCTTTTTTTGTCGTAAGCCTTCACTTTGTCGGAATTCTCAAGGCTGTATTTCTTTACTTTTGCGATGTAACACTTTTTGCACTGCGCGTGTCCTTTGTAATAATCCGAAAACGATTTTTCGGCGAAGCATATTTTGCATTTTTTCATGGGCGGCCCCTATGTGTACTCGACATAGTAACACAAAAGGAACCGCAATAATACCTTTTAGAATGGGATCTCGGACCCATCATCGAAGTAATCGACTCCGACGGCATCCGGTTTCTTGATCGGGTTTTGATTGCGCTCATCCGCTTCCTTCCGGTCGAGAAGCTGCATCTCCTTCGCGACTATCTCGGTCGTGTAGTGCGTCTGGCCGTCCTTCTCCCATTTGCGGGTGCGCAGCGATCCGGATAGATACACTTTGGAGCCCTTGCGGGCATACTCGCTGATAATCTCAGCGAGCCGACCGAATGCGCAAACCTTATGCCATTCTGTCCGGTCCTGCTTGGTGCCGTCCTTTGCCGTCCATGACTCCGACGTGGCGGCGGAGAAGTTCACAACCGCCTCGCCGCTGGGCAGGTATCTAGTTTCAGGGTCTTGTCCGATGTTTGCGATGATGATTACTTTGTTCACGCCATTAGCCATTGTTACCGATCCTCAAGATAGTCGTCCGCCAGCAATTCACAAAGCCGAAACAGCTTAAGCGCCTCCTCTAGCTCCTCCTCCGATAGCTCGGACCTGTAGTCGCCCATGCCATCAAGTGCGCGGTGGCAATCCTCCAAATCCTCAAGCGTGTTTTTGAAACGGCAATACCCCATGTTAGACATTACAATTCCTCCTCGCCTTCGCAGCCTGATTTGTAAGTGCCTTTCCAATCCGGCCACAGCCCATCGCGGACATGCTGGCAGTATTCAATCTCTGCCCGCTGGGCGTCGTTGTAGTCCATCGTGCTGGCGGCGATCCAGAGCAGCAGCGCGGTGACGATGGCGGCCAGGGTTGAGTACATGGCAATGCTTTTGTGCTGGTATTGGTTAGTATTCAAGGTCCACCTCAAACTCATGGGCGCAGTCAGGACATGCCACCTCAACGTTGCGGCTGCGCTTAGTGCCATTCTCACAGACCGAAAACATTCTGCCATCCCAAAAGTCCGGGTAATCGAGAAGATCAACAACCTCGTCACAGCCAGGGCAGAGACACGTCAGCGATACCGCCCACTTCGCGACTGGTCTTGGATATTCGTCAGTCATTTAGGGTTCTCCTGTTGTGCGACAGGAAAGCGGTCAACTACGCGACGAACTCCACAGCCAAGACCACCGTTTTCATGTTGAATCTTGCGGCTGGCTCTCTTTGCAGCATTGACCGAACTGAAAATCTCATCACTGCCTCCACCGAAAGCAACAAAGCGAATGACGTTACCCTTGCGGAAAAACTCTGCTTTTTTCATCTTCATCTTCATCCTTCCTCCTACTGAAAGTGCCCGGAATCGGGCACATATCCGGCTCGCCGTGCGCTTCTGCATAGCACACACCGTACACACCACAGCCGACACCCATGCTGCATATCGCTTCGGCGCGCGCCTCAAAGAGAGCATGATTTTCCATTGCAAGCCCACGCAGCAAAGCGCACTGATCTTCATGTTCCTGTTTCCGTGATTTTGTCATTGGGCCCATATCAGCAGATCCACCAGAACCGCCACACGATATGCCGGGCGGGTTCGTCGTAAATCACCAGGTCGTGCCGGATCTTGGTTGAGCAGTAGATCAGCTTGCCGATTCGGTAAGTGGTCATATCTACGCCTCGTTTTCATATTTAAGGCGCACGAGTTCAAGGGGTTCGTTTACAAAATAGGAATCCGAGTACTCTCCAAAGCCAACAATTATCACGGTTTGATTTGGGTTACTAATTATTGGTTTAATCGCGGTAATCCATTGCTTTGCAATATACGTTGTACCACCATTGATATCGGTAAATTTAACTGCTTTTGTAGCCATTTAGAAATCCTCATTTCAGGTTTAAGCCTATAAAGCCAGACATATTGCGGCGGATCAAACGGTTTCTGCCGCTGCGCTAGATCGTGTTGGCATATCGCGGTGCGGTTTTATTCCTGGACGCTGTGAGTCATTCATCGAACATCAACGAGACAAATGACGCAGAGGCCATAACCGCAGCTAATCCTACACTAGCCGCCACATACCAAGGCATAGGATCAGGGATCGCGGCGCACAGAACAACTAAAATCGGTACAGCGAAAAATAGTTCGGTAAGCATTCGCATCACACAGCCCTCGCTTGATGTTTGTTATCCACCCATTTCCGGCACCCATGCTCTGTCCAACGGTACCAGCCGTCTCTGGTACTGTATGGATCAGTGTTTATAATTGGAGAGGGGCAGTCGGCCAGATCGTGCCCGTGGCAGTCTCCGCCACCGGGGCGGTGCGGGTGGCGGTAGGCTTCGCAGTTGCAGGGGGTGTTCATACCAAACCCTCGGACGACACATTAGTTTTTATTTTTGCTACGACAGATTTATGCACCCAAAAACAATCGCCATCATGTTTTGCGCTGCCGTCAGGGTAGTCTGCGCCCTGTAAATTCAGCCACTCCCCCCGCATTTCCAGCAAGTAGAACCATGGCCAATCGCTCCCGTCGGCCCATGTAATTTGCACAATCTCTTTTTCCGTGTTCATGGTATCACCCACGTCTTTACCGGCAGCGGCATATTGCACAGCGCCTCCACAAACGCGCTCCCGCGTTCGGTGATTTGGTAATGCTGGTCGTGGTACACGTCCATGCTGTGCGTCGGCTCCAGCAGGTTGTGTGTATCCCGAAAGCGCTCTATCGCATCCTGCACAGCCGGAGCAGAAAAATCGCCGTCCCGGTAATCCGTTCGGCAGCAGTAATAGTGCAGCAGGACGTTAATCTCTAATGGGCTCATACGTGCCTCCAGGTTTCAAAAGTTGGATCTCTCACGTCCGTACAGCAAGCGATGTCGTCGATACAAACCGCAGCCCCGGATAACTCACCGCATCCCGCAGCGCGGTTGCCAGCCGGTTTGCTGCGGGCTGGTTGAGCTGCACAAGCTCGGCGGGGGCCGCGCCGTCCGCTACTGCTTTGCACAGCGCGATGATATCGGTTAACTCGGCGGTCCATCGCGTAACCGGCCGCGTGCCCTCAGCGGCCACCGGGGCGGCTACAGGCACATGCACATGCTGCCCGCGCAGATCCTCGGCGGTCTCGGGATCGCCGCATTGCTCGGCCATCGTCGCAAGCGCCTCTTGTTCCGTGCGCAGCCGCTCGGCCTCAGTGCGTGCAGCCTCTTCTGCGGCCCACCTCTGCTCGGTTTGATACGCGAGCATTTTCCCTTCGATGATTGTTTCCGCCTTGTCGAGATAGTTGAGCGCCGGCTTGAAAAGTGTCTGAATCCGCGCGCGTGCTTCGTCCAGCGGTTTAACAATCGACTTGCGCAATGCGTCAAGTTCCTTGTGCTGGCGCTTCACCGATTTGATTTCGACAGCCGCTAAAGCATAGTCATCCGTCGAGGCAATCGATAATTTCGCCGCCCATGCAAGGGCAAGTTCAGCCTCGCGCAGCGGGGTTGTGTCTGGTGTTGGGATTGATACGTTAACCATTTGCGTTGTCATTGCTTACACCCTCGTTGTTGTGTTTTTTACATTCGTGCAAATGCCCGTCAGGCGTAAAAAGTCGCCACCCCTGCATTGTTTCTGACCAGAACATCGACTCTCTGCCGCAGTATTTGCAGGTTACCGGGATCTCGTTTTCGCGGCGGTATTCGTAGAAATCTTCGGAGAACTCGCCCATGCTATGCCTCCTTGAATTTTCGTAATTGGTGCTTGAATATATCCATATCAGCCAAGCTATCAAGCGGAATCAGGGAATATTTACCGCCTTCGAGTTTTAGCGTGTATCGCTTGCGCGTTTTTAGCCCAGTCCGCTTATACATCGCGCAAGAATAAGCAGCGGTTTGCGGCCCCACACTGCGCGGTATAGCGCCGGACTTGATATCGATCTGCACATCGATGCAGCCCGGCAGATCGCCGAACAGGTCCGGCGTGCCCGCGTACCAGAGATTTTCGTCGTATACCCGGCACTCGCTCAGCGTCGGCATGAATCCGGACTCCCGCAGGAATTTGCGGAACTGTGCTAGATACGGCGCGACTTCATCATCCACCGTAGCCTCGTCCAGGATACCGAGCACGTCCAGGTTGCAGGCCGAGTGTACCCGCGTGCCGCGATCCCGCGCTTTCTCCAGCACGCGGGCCGGGACGTTAGAGAAATCGTCCAGCCCGCGCAGGATTAGTGTCACGCTGGGCAACTCGCGGCCATCCAGCGTGTAGCGGTGTGCGACGGGATCGAACTCAAATTGCGCCATTACCATCCACCGGGCCGATAATGCTTCCCAGCATCCGCGCAATGCGTTTGCGCTCGAAAGCCGCTTCTTCATACGATTCGAGCCAGTCATCCGGGCTGCGGTAGAGGCTGAACACTTCGCCGCCCACGATGACGCGGACGGACCATGCGTGCTCGCCCTGCCTGACTGTGATAACCCGCGTATTCCCGCTCATGCCGCACCGTCTTGCTGCGCGACCCACTCGATAGCGTCGTTAATGCTCGCGGCCGGCAGTTGATTCAGCGCCGAAATGCCGAAAGCATCGGTTAGCGCGTGCTCGGGCAGTTTTTTTCGTTCGAGCGCTTTGAATAGGATCCGCAATTGTGGGGGCGTGATGGTTGCGCCTCCGGTATCGCCAGTGCGTGACTCTGCCGCCGGTTCTTTTCTGACGGCTGGTGCGGACTCGGCAATAACATGCACCTCGGCGTCGGGGTCTTTAGCCTCTTCGGTCGGGATGCAGAAGGTTTGCAGCAACGCGTACTTGTGCGCTACGGCCATCGCCTTGTTGCTGGATTTGTCGCCGGAATCCATGCCTTCTCCCTCGACAACGCAGGACACGCTGGAGCCGTCCGGCGCGTAGAACGTGTATTTCATGCGCAAGCAGGTGAAGGCCAGCACGGTACCGTTTTTGTTCGTGCGTTCCTCGCGGGTTTTGCTCAACACCTCGGGCGCCATGAAAATCCCGTACTTTCCCAGCAGCGGATTGACAGCACCATATACCGCGTCGATGCTGCGATATTTGAAGTTTTGCTGCTGGTTGACCGAATCCTTGCCGACATGCCCGATCTCGGCCATGATCTTGCCCATGAGCGCGTAAATCTGTGCTTGTTTGTCGTCCATCTTGATACCCTCGGTTGTTGGTTTATCGTTCACCGCTCAGCCCCTCCATCGGCCAGATCTTCCCGCTGATTATCCACGCCGCTGATCCCCATATTGTCGCCAGCGCCAGCGCCCACAGTACGGTTGCGGATATGCTCATTTTCCGATGCCTCCAAGGCTCGTTTCGACATTTCCATCAGGGCTTCTACGTCCATAATCTGCAACGCCAGCCCAGCCCCAAACAGCCAGTTCCGCGCCTGCTCGGCTGCCCGATGGTCTTTCCGTGCGTCGAGCTCGCGCACCATTTCTCGCCACTTGTCGATGGTGTCGGATAGCAGGTTAATGCTCATTTCTCGCCCTCCTCGTGCGTTCGGAGCCAATGGCGCACCAGCTCCCGGATTCCCCGGCTGCGGCATTTATCGCCTACCTCGCGGACAATGGCGTCCGTTTGGTCGTCGATGCTGATGCAGCGGTTTTTGAATCGCCCGCTCTGGCGGGTGAGTTCGGGGGGTATTGTGCGGGTCATGGTCACACCCCTGCCTGGGCAAGCCATTCATCGTCCAGGGCTCGGCCAATTGCACCCCATGCGCTATCTTCGGCATCGTCGGCCAAAGCAGCCTGTACGCGCTCCAGCGTCCGAGTATCGGTAATGCGTTCCTTGCGCTCGGCATACCCACCGGTATTGCCTGCCCACTTGACGTATGGCGAAGTGACCACGATACGATCCGGATAGATGCGAGCGACGTAATCGCAGTTGTCGTAGATGCCGACTTTGCAGTCTTTGGTGATGGTTTTCATGGCTTGATTCCTCTCTGTTAGAGCCCACATAGTTGGCTATATATCCGCGCCATGCAAGCGGAATTTGATGCGTCGTTAGACCGATTCGTCATAATTCTCGGCGTCATTATGAATTTCGCGAACAGATGCCGGGATGGCGCTCCGGTAGCCGCACCATGAGCCACCGGACCAGCGAAACCCGGCCCCGCGTAGATCATTCAGCACGTCGCGAGGCGGCTTTTCGGGAAACGTAATCCGCACATAGTCCGCGCCTTCGATCAGGATGCCGGCCCGCTCGGCCTTGGCTGTGCGCTCTACCCGGTCGGCGACTTCCGCGAGGCGCTTCTCCAGTCGGCGGATATTTCCGCCCAGGTTCGTCAGCTCATAGGCCGGGTGCGGCTGTTGCTGCCAGGTATAGTCCGATTCGATCTTCGCCCGGAGTTCCGCCTCGCGCTCAGCACTGACGCCCAGGTGCGCAGCCCATGCCGCCGGCCCCTTGCGGTAGGCGGAATTACTGGCCTTCATCGCGTCGCGCTGGGCTTTGAGTTCGGCGATGCGCTCCTGTAGGCGCTCGGGCGCGTCCGGATCATCGCTGAAAATGCTCTTGTCGAGCTGATCCGCAATACCGCCGGCTTTGCTGGTGTGATGTTCGGCCATGTTTTGCGCATCGACTGCGGCGCGCATTCCGTTGTGGATGCGGCGCTGATCGGCGCGGGCGTGGCGCTCGGAATGGTGGCCGACCAGAATCGGCTGGCCGAGCGGGATAGCGTCGGCAATTTTGCGCACACCGGCAAAGCGTGCTGCGGCTTCCTGCTCGCGCTTGTCCGCCCATTGCTGGCGTTTTTCGAGCTTGGCCTCGAGTCGTTCGCGTCGTTTCATTTTCGTGCCCTCGCGGTGTTGTCAGTTATGGGCGCAGTGGCATAATTACCGCCAGCAGGTCGCCATCGTCCAGGCGCACGGCCTTGTCGGCGCCGGTAATCTGTATCCGTGCGGCCGGCATAAATGTCATGGCATCCTGTAGATAGCGCGCGTTCAGGGTCGCGCCGCTTACCGCATAGCACGGCTTGCCGTCCGGGTCTTCAACGGGTTCCGCATCGATCAAACAAAATTGCGCAGACTCGCCCGGCGCGGGGATTACTTGTGCTGTATCCGGGTAATGCGCATATTCGGGAGGGTGCGCCAGATCGCCGGTTTTCGGGTCATAAAATCCTGGGGTCAGGTTGTCGGTATTTGGGGCGCGGTGCAGTCTGTGGCCGTCCGATGCCGTCAGGTGCTCGGCGGTGACATAGACATAATTGAGATAATAGCGGATGTCTTTTACTCCGGCCGCTGCGGAAACCCACTGAAATGCGGTTTTCGGCTTTTTTGGTTTTGGCGGCATGAAATACGCGTAAAGCTGCGCCAGCTCCCGCACAGAATCGGGGTGCTGTTCGGCCAGGTCGCGAATGATGCCCTGTGCAATGGCTTTGCTGGGCGCTTTGTTGTCGATAGCCAGTTTGATAAGTGTGGTCATGGCGTTACCCTCCAGTGTGTTTGTTAGCCGGCGCTAATGGTCGGTGCCATGCTGTAAGATCCCTCGGGCCGGAAGCATTCGGCCCCGGTGTAGTCAGGTCGGACGCGGAAGGTCTTGGGTCCTGTGGTGGTGCATCCGCCAAGTGCCACCGTTACCGTGTGCGCCGTGCGTGAGAGGATGCGAGCGCTGTGGATATGGTCGGCGTTCACAATGCTGCGCGTGGTGTAGGTTTTGCCGATTTCAAATTGTGCGGTCATTGTTATGCTCCGGTTGGCTTCTATGGTGCGTACATGACCGCGGCTTTAGATGCTGCGATCAGCTCGTCTTCCGTTTGGCGGAAAATACGCTTTCCGCTGATTGGGCGGAGAACGTCGCCGCTGTCATTTCTTCCGGCCACTTCATACAGCCCGAAAAGCTCGGCGCGGCGCAATTTTGCGCGGCCTCTGCCCATCAAGACCGCATCGGCGTCAGACGTTGCATAGATGCAGTCGCCGCACTCAATGGCCCCGGACTGGTAGATGTAAGAGGATTTGTAAATCATGATGCCCTCCGGCGCATGGCGGCTAGCCACGTTTTATCAATCTCGACTTTTACGCTGTAGGCTTCTGCGGTCGCTGCGTTGTATTTGGATTTGTCGTGATCCCAGCGCGTGGCGCGGGGGCCGAACTGCGCCCTGATCGCCGCGTCGTAGTCGTCATCGGCTTTCAGTGCTGCGCGGTACAGTGCTTCGTATGCTGTATCGTTCATGGTGTTACCCTCGGTTTATGCCGCCCCGAAGGGCGGCGGGTTGTGGTTATGCTTGTTTCCAGAACATTGATTCTTGCCAGTGGCGCTCCATAACACTTAGCAGAGTCTCCAGCGCAGGCGCTTTCCCGTTCAGTGCGGAAACGCGCGCGCCATTGGGGATAAATCCGTTGGGATAAATCACTGTGTACCGCTTCCCCTCCGCGATAAACTTGGCGCACATGCAATGATCGAGCACGGCGGACTCAAGGTCCCTGACTAGTTGAGTGCGTTCCGCTATTAGCGACATCTTTCGTACCCTCGTGGTTTGTTGTATCTACCGCCAACTATATACCGTCCCGGCCCGTGATCAAGCTATATCTGCGCCCGGGTTAGATCGATTCGTCGCAAGGATCAGCGTATTTATATCTGGCACAACCCAGCATTGCAGCCCGCACAGCGCCGTGCTATAAACGCAGCGTATGGAGCGGGGCTGGAGCCGGGAGAAACCCCGGACGCTCGGGGAGACACACCCGCCAAGCCCCCGGATAATCGGTGCAGGCCGACCCGGACAGCCGGTTACAGGTATACGCCACCTGCCGTTACAGCCAATTCACGATTGATAACCATTATCAATTGCGAGACGATGGTAGGGTGGTGTGTGCCAGAGTGTTTATAGGTAGATAGAGAGGAACGCAGTGACCGACCTTCATGAGCTCATCCCAGGCCGACATGGATCCTATCACTCGCACGAAACAATTATTGCAGCGGCCACGCATTATGTCGTCTGCGGTAACGTGCGAGAGTCGGCGGCAGCGTCTGGCGTGCCAGTCAGGACCGTTACAGAGTGGGCCAGCCTGCCTTGGTGGTCGGCACTTGTTGCCGAACTGCGCCTTCGCAAACAGGATGAGCTCGACGCAGCGCTGTCTGGTCTAATACACAGCGCTGTAGAGGCTGCACGCACCAGAATAGCGCAAGGCGATTGCCGGCTGGTCAAGCGCAAGGATGCCGACGGCAACGATGTTCACGAGCTGGTCAACGTCCCAGTCTCTGCACGGGATGCGGCCGTTGTTGCAGCGATCGCCGCCGATAAACGGCAGATTGTGCGTGGTGAAGCAACCGAGATCGTCCGGCATGACAGCACCAAGTTGGATCAACTGCGCGAGCAAATGCGCACCATCTCGGGTCGCACGATAGACGGCACATGCACTCCGTCCAGTGGCTGAGCTCGGGATGATCTGGCCCCGCCGGTCCCTAGCTAGCCCGGGGGGTGGGGGGAAAGGGCAAGCAGTCGGGCGCGGGCATAACCCACCTTCCGACGCTGCTAGCGTTTTAAAGCGCCGATGGGCTTATATGAACTATGTGAGTCTGCTGTCACGAATTCTTGATGATGAATATAAGTTTATTCTAATGGTTGCTGATGACGAAAGTCATGCTGCTGAGATGGTGGGTAAGCTAAAGGGCTATCTGCTGGCTTCTCGTCTTGGGTGTTCTTATGGGGCAGATGGTCTTTTGAAGGATGCCCCATCCGATTTTATCGCTTGCATGGGTGACAAGATGTTCAGAGTTCTAGCGGTGTCTTATGGGACTAAGATGAATGGGCTACATTGGCGCAACTACCGTCCTGATCTGATTGTTTTGAATTCAGCAAGAGACCTGAATGCTGGGGCTTACCGTGAGTGGGTTGATAAGAATTTGCTCCCTTGCGGCTCAAGGGATGGCGCTGTGCTGGTCATTCACTGAACAATGACGCTGCTACTACTTAAAAGGCTCTTATGGACGGTGCTGTAATCGAGGGTGTTGTCAAGAATTTCCTTCTGAGTCAGTACGACAATCCTGCGCCTATTCCGGAGTTTCACAGGGAGCTGTGGGATTTGTGCTGCCTTGATGATAGGTATGTGGCTATTGCAGCGCCCAGGGGCCATGCGAAGAGCACGTGTGTTACGCATGCCTATGTGCTGTCACGGGTGCTGTTTGGGGAGTCGCAGTTTGTGTTGATTGTGAGTGACACGGAGGGTCAGGCTGTTGAGTTCCTTAGGGACTTGAAGCATGAGCTGGATGGGAATGATGAGCTTAGGAAGACGTTTGGGATCAAGGGGTTCCTGAAGGATTCCGAGGCGGACGCCATTGTTGACATGGGTGGGTGGCAGTTCCGGATTGTTGCTAAGGGGAGTGAGCAGAAGCTGCGGGGGTTGAAGTGGCACGGGAAGCGGCCTGACCTGATTGTCGGTGATGATCTGGAGAATGATGAGATCGTCATGAATGGTGACCGGCGGGAGAAGTTCCGGAACTGGGTGATGAAGGCGCTTTTGCCTGTTGGGTCTGATCGATGTCTGGTTCGGATTGTGGGTACGGTGCTGCACTTTGACTCTCTGCTTGAGCGGCTGTTGAATGACAAGAACTGGGTGTCGCGGCGGTATAAGGGGCACACTGATTATGATGACTTCTCTGAGCTGTTGTGGCCAGAGAAGTGGCCGGAGGATCGACTTCGTGAACTGCGGGCTAAGTTTGAGTCACAGGGAATGCCGGAGGGGTATAGTCAGGAGATCCTGAATATGCCCATCTCTGAGGCGAGCTCGTACTTCCGGAAGGGTGACTTCCTGCCGATGACGGATGAGGATCGGAAGAAGAAGAAGGTCTTTTATGCCTTGGCTGACTTGGCGATGTCGAAGGCGGCGCGGGCGGATAGCTCGGCGTTTGGAGTGATTGGGTTGGATGATGAGGGCATCATTCATGTTGTTGACGCTCAGACGGACAAGCTGGATTCGTGGGAGATTACAGAGAAGCTGTTTCAGATCCAGTCAGACTGGCAGCCTGAGATGTTCGGGATTGAAGAAGAGAACATCAAGCGGGCGATAGGTCCGTTCATCAAGCGCGAGATGTTGAAGCGGGGGGTGTATCTGAACTTTCCCGATCCTCCTCTGATCCCAACCAAGGACAAGATGCAGCGGGCGCGCTCGATTCAAGCACGAATGCGGGCGGGTGGGGTGCGGTTTGATACCGAAGCGGACTGGTTTCCGGCGCTTCAAGAGCAGATGCTGAGGTTCCCCCGTGGCGCCCATGATGACTATGTTGATATGCTATCGTGGGCAGGTCTTTTGATGGACCGGCTTCGGAATGCGAATACCCCGGAAGAAGATGACGACGAAGAACGCTGGAACACTCAGGAATACGTCGGTAGGAGCGTGATTTGTGGCTATTGATCTGGACGACATCCTCGCCTCTACCAACGTAGCAGAGCTTCTATCCGATTCGGAACTGTCCGACCTCGGCTCCCAAGTCGTTGATGACTACACCAAGGATAAGGGGTCCCGATCGGAATGGGAGAAGCGCAGCGCGGATGCCATGAAGCTCGCTCTACAAGCGGTTGAAGCCAAGAACTTCCCGTTTGAAAATGCTGCTAATGTCAAATTCCCCGTTGTCACCATCGCCACTCTGCAATTCCATGCCAGAGCCTACCCAGCCCTGATTTCCGGCACTGATCTGGTCCGGATGCGGGTTATCGGCGAAGATTCGGATGGGGAGAAGGCGAAAAGAGCCTCCCGTATCTCCAAGCACATGAGCTGGCAAGTCCTTGAGGAAGATGAGGACTGGGAAGAGCAAATGGATCGTATGCTCATCGCCCTTCCCATCGAAGGCTGTGAGTTCAAGAAGTCGTGGTTCGACCCCCTGCGAGGGCATAATGTCTCCCAGTGGGTACGACCGGAAGACCTGATTGTCCCGTATTACACACAGTCCTTGAACGAAGCCACCCGAATAACTCATGTCTTGAGCGTCAGCGAACGGTCGTTTCAAGAGCGGAAACGGTCGGGTCTTTATCTGGATGTCGAGCTTCACGAAGGCGCTCCTGTCGCTACACCGGGCCAGGAAGCTCGCGATGAGCGACAAGGCATTACCCGCGATTCATCCGCCGAAGATCATGTCTTTCTCGAACAGCACACGTTCATGGATCTGGACGGCGACGGGTATTCAGAGCCCTATATCGTCACGGCAAGCGATGGCGGGACAGTCGTTCGTATCATGCCGCGCTTTCGAGAGCAGAATATCCTGCGGGAAGCGACTACAAGCGGAAAACCGGGCCGGGTTATCAAGATCGAGGCGTTCCAGCACTTCACCAAATACGCCTTCATCCCTTCCCCTGATGGGGGATTCTATGACTTGGGGTTCGGGCACCTGTTGGGGCCGCTGAATGAATCGATCAACACCATCTTGAACCAGATCATTGACTCGGGCACCCAATATAACCTGCAAGCCGGGTTTTTGGGGCGGGTGAAGCTCAAGGGCGGAAACATGCTGTTCCGTCAGGGCGAGTGGAAGCAAGTCGACGCTACTGGCGATGATATCCGCAAGAACATCATGCCGCTTCCCGTCCGCGAACCATCCGCCGTCCTGTTCAACGTGCTGTCATTCCTTGTGGATTACTCGAACCGGCTCGGATCTGTGACTGAAATCATGACAGGCAACAGTCCGGGCCAGAATCAGCCAGCCGCGACGACGATGGCGGTCCTTGAACAAGGGATGATGGTATTCAACGGCATCTTCAAGCGTATCCATCGGTCGCTGAAGCAAGAATTCCGCAAGCTATACGAACTGAACCGTACCTATCTCGATCCCACGTCCTATTTTGAAGTGCTGGACGGCAATAACACGGGAGAAGTCTACCAGCAGGACTATATCGACTCCGATCCGAAGGATATCCGGCCTTCCGCCGACCCCAACATAGCCTCTCCCGCTCAGATTATGGCGAAAGCCGAAGCACTGCGGCAAGCGGCCTATACGGGAGCTGGATATAACGTACTAGCCGTAGAGCACCGCTATTTAGAGGCTTTGGGAATAACGAACATCGATGAAGTACACTCGATGGAAGAACAGCCGCCGCCGCCTCCAGACCCGAAGATCGAGCTGGAAATGGCGAAGCTGGAGCAGAGGAAAAGCGAGCAGCAAATGAAGTATGAGTTCCAGATGCAGAAGCTGGCTATCTCCGCCGAGAAGGAGCAAGCCACTATCCTGAATCTGCAAGCACAATCGGCACTGGCGTTAGCCAAGGCCGAGAAAGAGGGAGGTGAAGTCGATATGGAGACCTTTAACCAGGGCATCAATGCAGCCGAGAACCGGAGGCAGGCGGCCCTAGAGACATGGCGATTGCTACAGGAGATAAACAATGGTGGAGCAGGAGTTCTTGGAGTGGAAGAAACACCCGGTTACGGAGAAGCTATACCGGCTGCTGGAGGACAGGAAGGGGGAGATTATGGAAGCATGGGCGGCGGGCCAGTTTACGGAGCCCAACAGTGATGGCACGGCACAGAAAAATGCTGAAGCACTGGGGATGATTCGCGCAGTGATGGATATTTTGACACTTGAGGCAGGTGATCTTTATGAATGAGTCCGGAATCGAGCCGTTAGGGCATCGCGTACTGGTAAAGCCTGTCCTGACCGACAGAACTGTGGGGGGTGGTATCATCATCCCCGACAAGCTGGCGGACAAGGAGGACAAGGCACAGTTCAAGGCTACCCTGATCGCGGTTGGCCCTACCGCGTGGCGAGCAGAAGGTTTGGGCGGCTTTCCTTGGGCAGCCCCCGGAGATACCGTCATTATCGGTAAATATTCCGGTGTTTTCCTCAAGGGGACAGACGGCGCAAATTATCGTATAGTCAACGATGACGAGTTACAGGCACGACTGAACGAGGAATGACGACATGATCGACGAAGATGATGCTGTAATCGACGAAGAAGTCGGCGAAGAAGCCGAGATTGAATCGACCGAAGAAGCCGGTGGTCCTGATGAGTCTATCAAGGCCGATGCCCTGCAAATGGGATGGGTTGATAAACCTGACTTCCGGGGCAATCCCAATGACTGGGTAGATGCCGAGACATTTGTTCAGCGCGGTCGGGAAATCATGCCGATCCTGCGCAAGAACAATGAGCGGCTTCTTGATAAGGTCAAGCAGCTCGAACAGGACATGCTGGAATCCCGCAATACGCTGGGAGACTTCCGCAAGTACCATGAACAAGCCCTTGACCAGCAGCGAAAAGCCGCCCTGACCCAGTTGAAGGCCGCCCGGAAAGAAGCTATCTCGAACTCGGACGGCGAGGCGTTTGACCAGATCGAGGAATATATCCGCGAGGTCGAGGAGACGAAGGTTGTCCACGCTCCGGCCCCGCGTGTTGCCCCTGACCCCAAGATTGAAGCCTGGTTCGAGAAGAACCCCTGGTACAAGGACGATATTGCCCTTCAGGATGTGGCAAACGAGGTTGCTGAACGGCTTACCCGTGGCCGACCGGATCTGAAGGGGGTGGAGTTCCTTGAATCGGTAAAAGCCATCGTGCAGGAGCGGATGCCGGCCAAATTCAAGAATCCCGCCCGGAATAGTCCGGCGGCTGTGGAAGGATCGACACCGCGCGCACCCCGTAGCGGAAAGTCGTACAATGATTTACCATCGGATGTCAAGGCGATGTGTGACCGGTTCGTCCGTGACATACCCGGCTTTACGAGAGAGCAGTTTGTCAAAGACTACCAGTGGAGTTGATATGGAAACCATCAAGCGTGGCCCCGGCCGACCGAAGAACGAAAGTCGTGCAGAGAGAGTGAGTCGTGTTCCGTTGGGTGCTCCGCGCCTGAAGCTGACGGTCCCGGATGACAGCCCGGATACCGTGCGGCGATGGTTGAATGATCAGGAAAGCCGGTTGGAAGATGCTGAGGCAGGCGGATATCGCTTTGTCGAGCGAATTTCCAATGTCGGGACTCCCGATGTGATTCCAGGCAACACAGACACAGGTTCAAGAACCTCCAAGATCGTGGGCGTCAAAGATGACGGCAGCCCGCTCAGGGCTTACCTGATGGAGATTGACCGAGAGACGTATGAGGCCGATCAGGCCGCAAAAGCGGATCGTATCAAAGAGGTAGAGGATACCATTCGCTCAGGAAACATTGACGGCAAGGCGTCAGATGGCCGTTATATCCCAACCGAAGGGATACGGATGCGCTGATGCTTTCTTTCTCGACCGACACTGGAGATTTTTGACATGGCTAACACAGATCGCCCGCGTGGGGCTGTTCCCGTCCGATACATCGGCGGCGCGCCTTACAATGGGGCAGCCACGCCTTACAGCGTGGATTCATCCAATGGTACGGCTATTGGTGTGGGTGACTTCATGATCCGCGAAGCGGATGGGAATGTCGCACCCTACACCGGATCAAGTGGTGGCGATTTGCTGGGGGTATGTATTTCTGTGGGCCCCAACGCAACGCTGTATGCTGATCCCGACAATCTGAGTCGTCGGTATCTTCCTGCGTCTACTGCTGGGACTGTGCTGATTGCGGATTCCCCCGACATCGTTTTCGAGGTCCAAGAGGATGCTGCTGGCACTGCTTTGGTTGCCACAGATGCCGGAGCCAATGCCGACGTATCCGCCGCTGCGCCGAATACGACAACCGGAAACTCGAACCACGAGATTCTGCGTGCGTCTATCGTGACGAGTACGGCGCAACTGCGTCTGCTTCGTCTGGTTCCGCGCGAAGACAATGCCCACGGCGACTGGGCGAAATGGGAAGTGCTCATCAACGAGCACGTCTATAAAGCCACCGCTGGCGTGTAAGGAGTACTTCCATGAGCGTTATTACTACTGGTTCCATCCCGAAGGCCCTCTGGCCCGGTGTGAAAGGCTGGTGGGGTATGAATTACACCTCACATGACCTGGAATACCTGGACCTGTTTGAAAAAACCACCTCCGAGCAGGCGTATGAAGAATACGTCCAAGTAACGGACTTCCCGCTGGTTCCCATCAAGCCGCAAGGTTCAGGAACGACTTACGCTGCACACCAGCAGGGGTTCGTGACCCGCGTAACCAACATACAGTATGGCCTTGGCTTCATCGTGACCTACGAAGAACTCAAGAACAACCTGTACATGAAGGTTGCGAAACGGCGCACGGCTTCGCTGGCGTTTTCCTTCCGCACCACGAAGGAAACCGTTGGGGCAAACCTGTACAACCGCGCGTTCAGTCCTTCCTACACATTTGGCGATGGGAAGGAGCTTCTGGCTACGGACCACCCGAATACCTCGGGCGGAACCTGGTCGAACGAGCTGGCGGTTGCGGCAGACTTCTCGCAAGCTGCGCTGGAGGATCTGATCATTCAGATCATGGGTGCCACCACGGATTCAGGCCATGCGTTCGCGCTGAAGCCGCAATGCCTCATCGTGCCACGACAGTTGTGGTTCGAGGCGAATCGCGTGGTCAAGAGTGTTCTCCAAAGCGATACGGCGAACAACGCGATCAACGTGATTCAGTCCACCAATGCCCTTCCTCAGGGCATCAAGATGAACCATTACCTGACGGATGCCGATGCGTGGTTTGTGCGCACCAACATTCCCAAGGAAAGCGGCCTCATCTACCAGGAACGGGAAGCGATGGTGTTCGATACCGACAACGATTTCGACAC